ATAATAAAAATAATAAAAATAATAAAATAAAAAATACAGAAGAAAATTGTGATTCTAAAACAGCAATTAAAAATCGTAGAAAACATCAACATAGAAAAGAAAGAAAACAAGAAGAAAAAAAAAAATTAGATGATGAAAATAAAAGATTAGAAGAAGAAGAAAATATTAAAAAAATATTATACATTCCTCCTTCAAAAAGAAATCAAATATATAAAAAAAATATATTTGAACTTTAATAAAAACAAATTTTTTTTTATATATTAAAAAATTTGTTTTTCATATATACATATTTTGATAACCTTTATACTGTTCAGTTAAATTATTAAGTATATCTAATTTTGATATTATATCTGATTCATCTCTATTTTCAAAAAGAAATTTATAAAATGCTGCTGTTGACATTTTCTTTTCTTTAATTTTTGAATATAAATCATTAAATAAATTTATATCATTAAAATAACTCAAAAACATTTCCTTTAATTGATCTTTAACAGCATAATCAAACTCTAAAATATAATCAATACGTCCTGGTCTTGTTAATGCTTTATCTAATTTATTTTTATAATTAGTTGTCATAAAAGTAATTAATTTTGTTTTACATGCAAAACCATCTAATGTATTTAAAATTGTACTAAATGATAACTGGTTATTTTGATAAATTTCTCTTTCATTAAAAACACAATCAATATCTTCTAATACTAATAAAGCTCTTTCTGGTAATTTTGCTATTAATTTCATAAAATGGGTATCATTTAATGATAATAAACTTATCATAAAAATATCATGATTATATTTAGATGCTATTGCAGATATAAAACTAGTTTTACCAGTTCCAGATGGTCCGTATAATAAATAATTTCTTTTATATTTAATACCTTTTTCTAAATAAATTGCTTGATTTTTCATAAAATTATTAATATCTTCAATAATATTATTTTTATTATTAATAAAAATTGTTTCTAGAGATCTTTTTGGAATGATATTTAATTTATCCCAATTTGCATTATTAGAAATATATACACGTATATATTCCTTTAACAATGGTCTGTTTTTTGTCTTTATATGAAGTAATAATTGTTTTATTGAATAACTATTTTGTAATTTATTATGAAAAAAATTACAAATTAATACAATATTTTTCTTTTTATCCGGTCCGTGAGGACATGAAATAATTTTACCTTCACAATTATAATCTACTGTATATTCTATTTCATTAAATTTAAATTTATAAAGACCATAATATACCATAAGTTTTACTTCATCACAACCTTCTTCATCACAAGATATATCTAATAATTCAAAATTATTAGAATATTGTGTCAAGAATTGTAATAAATCTTCACAATATTCATCAGAATAATTTATATATATTTTAATCTCAGAGTCAGACTCTGACTCTGACTCAAACTCTGACTCGGACTCTGACACGGACTCTGACATAATTTAATTATTAATTACATAATTTATATGTAAGATATATAAATTCAATTTTATTTTCTAGATATTTCAAATTATGCATATGATTATATGCATCTTTCTCAAATATAATATAAATTATAACCATATCATTAATATTATATTCTTTTAATATAATGAAATATTATAACTTATCAACTGATGAATTATATAAACATGCTAATAAATTACATAAATTCACAAATACTGATGCAATGGTAGCATATAGTGGTAAATATACCGGAAGATGTCCTAAAGATAAAAGAATAGTAAAAAATAAACATACTGAAAACATTTGGTGGGGAGATGTAAATAAACCTATTAGTGAGGATTTATTTAATTTTTATTTTATGAATGGTAATAATTATTTAGATAGTTGCGATAATACATATATAATAGATTCATATGCTGGATGGGATATAGATAATCAAATAACTGTCAGAATAATTTGTTCTGATCCTTACCATGCTTTATTTATGAATAATATGTTAATTCCTGCTAATAAAAAACATGATAAAATAGATATAGAAATTTTAAATTGTAGTGATATTAATTTAAAACATTTCGATAAAAAATTAGAAGATATAAATATAAGTAAAGAAGATTTAAATGAAAATCTTGTTGCTTTAGATTTAAAAAAAGGAAAAGTTATTATATATGGAACAAGATATGCAGGAGAAATGAAAAAATCAGTATTAACTTATATGATGTATAAAATGCCAATAATAAAACATCTAACTTTACATTCTAGTGCTTGTATAAATGAAAAAAATGATGTATTATTATTTTTTGGATTAAGTGGTACAGGAAAAACCACATTATCTGCTGCAAAAGAATTAATATTAATAGGAGACGATGAACATGTTTGGACCGACAAAGGAGTATTTAATATTGAGGGAGGATGTTATGCAAAATGTATTGGATTAAAAAAAGAAAATGAACCTGAAATATTTAATGCGATTAAAAAAGGAGCTGTTTTAGAAAATGTAATATTAAATAATGATAATTCAGTGAATTTTGATGATACAAGTATTACTCATAATACTAGATGTTCATATCCATTAAATCATTTAGATAATGTATTAATCCCAGCTACTATAGATAAACATCCAAAAAATATTATTTTATTAGTATGTGATGCATTTGGATTATTACCATCTATTTCTAAATTAGATTCGAAAAGTGCAATTTTTTATTTTTTACTTGGATACACTTGTAAAATGCCAGGAACAGAAAAAAATATAGATAAACCTACAAAAACATATAGTACTTGTTTTGCTGAACCATTTATTATATGGCAACCAGAAATATATGGAAAATTATTATTAAAAAAAATAACAGAACATAAATGCAATATTTGGTTATTAAATACTGGATGGTTAGGAAGTGGTGATAGAATGCCATTAAAATATACCAGACAAATTGTTAATATGATTAATAATGATACTATAAATGATTGTGATTTTTTTACATTTCCATATTTAAATATTGAAGTACCTAAAGATATTAAAGGAATACCAAATAAATATTTATTACCATATAATACATGGTCAAGTAAAGAAAAATATTTTAATAATTTAATGGATTTAATAAATGAATTTAGTGAAGTTTTTAAAAAAAAATTTGGTGAAGATTTATTTAATTTATTAAATAATTAATAATAAAAATATATTTTTATTATTAATTATTTTCTACTATAACTAAATTATCTTTTTCTGGATTACTATTTTTTATCATATTTCTATTATTAAATAACATAAATCTGATTTCTTCTTTTATTTTATTTAACACAACATTTTTTTCTTTTTTATCTAGATATCTCTCAAATTTCTTCATAATTATAGGATAATTTTTTCAATTCTCTAACCAATCTTCAACCCTATCTTGAATTAAACATTCTCTATCATTTATTATATCTTCTATTACTTCTTCTCTACTTAATGTATCCCAGTTTTCACCATTATATACCATTATATAACCATTTTTTAAATTTGATATATAAACATTATGATTTTCTGGTTTTTTCGGATCTAAATGTATCATTTTTATTAAATAAGGTACACACATATTACTATGATTCATACAATTTCTAATATCTTTATCAGTTATATTACTTATATCAGTATCTTTGTATGCCAATAATTTAATATTATTTTGAATATTTTGAGTAATATTACTATTATTTATTCCTGCTTTTTTAATTAATTCATCTATTTGTTTGTTCTGTTCTTTTATTTGTTTATCGCGTTTATCTAATTCTTTTTTTAATTGATTATTTTGTTCTTTCATTTGTTCATTTAATAATTTAACTAATTTATCCATAGAATCTTTTGCTTCTTCTCCCTTTTTCTTTTCTTTACAATTTTTATTTTCATGTCTCCATTTATTTTTATAACTTGCAAATTCTTTTTCACAATATTTACACTTATTTTCAGCTGATTTTAGCAGATATAAATCTGATTTTAGCTGATTTTTAGGAGGTTTTTTGGCAGATTGTTGTTGACTTTGAAATTCTTCATAATTTAATGCTTCTAGTATATACTTTTTACAATCATCTAATTCAATGTCATTGAATGTACATTTACATTCTCTTTTACGAGCTAAATGATTTGTCATTTTTGTTTTTATATGTGTCGTCCATCCACACCTATAACATTCATATTTTAAGATATATATCTATATATTTATATTATATATATATCTTAAAATATCCCATAATATCTTAAAATATCTTATAATATAATATTATTATAGAATATATCTATATTAGATCTATTATATATATCTTAAATTATCCCAAATAGATGAAATGAATTTGGATATTTTGTATTGTTTAAATAATTTTAGCGGGGGGGGGGGAAATTACCAAAAAGTTTTATTTTTTAATTTAAAAAATAAAAAATAAAAAATAAAAAATAAAATATTTTAAAGTGGTTTTAATATAATTGGTCCAGCATTATTTGTTTTAATCCAATAACCTTTAGATATTTTCAAATTAGTAGTATTTTGATATCCTAAAGTACTATCATATGAATACACTGAATTTGGTATAACTATATTATTTGGATCATCAATTATCATATTTTCAGATGTACCACTGCCTATTAAATTCCATCCTTTAACTAATTCAATTAATAAATCAGTAACTTCCAAGACTACTGTTAAATTTTTTTCAGATTGTATGGGGAAATTATTTATATCAAAAGAATATAAACTTAATTGTGAATTAGGTATTGAATCACTTGGTATTATTACTTCTAATTCTACTATTTGTTCTTCATTTGGATCTATACTTGTATCTAAGTTATATTGTATTCCATTTAATTCAATTTTAATATTAGAACAATTATCCAATCCTTTATTTTTAATTGTTAAATTTAAAGTTACTGTTGTATTTGGTATTATATCAGTATTACTAGTAATATCAACAATGACAGGATGACCAGATGTTAAAGATACACCCGATAAATACATATATAATGAGTCATTTATTAATATTGGTATACGGGATTCATCGGGCCAAAAACCATCTGTAGATGCGCCTATTTCTGGTGTAAATGAATATATGAAATCACCCATTGTACCATTGTTACACCATGAAACTTCATCACCGTTTACTTGATACCCAACTGTTTCCAAATCATCACCTACTAAATAATTATTATATTTACTCATTTCTAGTCCTAATGTAGTATATATATTTTTATATTCAGATGGCAATTCATTTGGATATATTAATAAATTACCATATGTATGAGTATGGAGTGAAATTTTAATATTTTTCATATTAGTGATAATATTATTAGTATGACCAATAAAATCTCTCTTTATTCGACTCTCAGGTTCTGAGAAAGCAAGTGGTCCTCTATACACTTGAGAACAAGAATTACCACTAGAGCCTGTATTGTTTATACCCCAATCATATGCATAATTTCTATTTAAATCAATACCATTTGATGTTTGCCCACTACATGTCCCAGGGCGGCGATTTTTTCTTTGAAGACCTCCTCCTGATGGTTGTATTTCTTCATTATAATCATATCCATCAGGATTGTTCAGTGGCATTATCCATAATGTATGATTATCTATTAAGCTTTTTGCTCTTCTTTCATCTATAGTTAATGGATTTTCTTTATAATTTTCTCCAAGCCAAAACATTAAATGTAATAATGACATCATTGCAACTGGCTCTCGAGCATGAGTACATGCACAATAAAACACAGCAGGATTATCTATATTTTTTCCTAATCTAAACATATGTATAGATCTCTGTTCTATAGATATTCCTGCTATAAATCTTTCTTGAATTATATTAGGATTGTGTGTTCCATCGGGCCCATATTTTGTATATAATTCATCTAATTTTATTTCCATTTCTGATAATGAATAATTACCTTTTTGAGAACCATCAATATTAAATCCATCTTCTAATGGTTGTCTTTGTATATGTTTAACTTCATTATGATTATTTTTAATAAATTCTTCTTTAATTTCATATATGATATTATTATAATCTAATTTTTTTTTTTGATTTTCATCAATAACTAACCATTTTTTAACTACACCGCAATAAAAATTGATTCCTAATTTTTCAGCAAGTATTTTATTATGATCATTAAATCTAACTATAAAGCATTTCATTTATATATTATAAAAATATATAAATAAACATTTGGTTAATAATTTATAATATAGATGTTTATTTTAAGGATTGTTTAATAAAATATAATACAATCGGCGTAATAATATTAAGATTATCATGTATAACCTTCTCTAATTTGTATTTAAACATATTTGTATTTGTTCTAATATTCATTAATTCATTAAATGATTGAGACATCATGTATATTATTAGAAAAGTAGATATAATAATTATATATTTATCATAGTAATTTTTTTGATTAAAATATAATTTATAAACAAATAAACCAAATATAAAGATTGTGAATATTGTATCATTTAAAACATCAAGTAATGCTCCTAATTTGGAGCCTAAATTACATGATCTAGCAATAGTGCCGTCTAAACAATCAAGAATAGTTCTAATAAAGCCTAAAATAACAAAACAGGTAGTAGATTGATTATTATTTAAATTATAAAACATGGGTATAGTTATTAAACTTCCTAATATAGTTATAATATTAGGATGAATAAAACATATTTTTTTTGAAATTGGATTTAGTATTTTTGTATAGATATAATAATCAAAACTTAATGTTTTATTATCAGGTTGAGGCATATATAATATATTATATATTAATTTATTTATTATAATATCTTGTTTATATTATAATGTTCAAACCATTACATTCATATAATGATGAATTTTTTATATTTGATTCAAAACCAAAAATAAAATTATATATTTTAAAAAACAATTATATAGATGATTTTGAATTAAATGATTTTGAATATATAATTGCTAAAAGTTTACTAAATAATTTTTATTTAGATAGAGAAGATGTTGAAAATAATATTAAGAATAAATTAAGTAAATTAAACTTTAATAAAAAACAAAATAAAATTATTACAAATATGAGACATATTGATAATAATAACTTTTATCATGATAAAGTTAAAAAAAAACTTGTATCTAACGTGTTTGAACTTAATCAAACCGGTGGTGGTCTATTATGGTATTTAAATAAATTAATTAAAGGGGGGAGTGATACCAGCATTTTTTTTAAGTTTTTATATGTAACATATAATTCTATTTTAATTATACTTGATATCATATTAGATATTGCATTAATATTGCCTAGATTTCAATTATTAAATATATCTCAAATAATAATTAATGTAACAAATTTAATATTCGCTATTTTAAATTTAGATTGGTTTGGTATTGCTGCAGCTTTATTAGCTTTTATACCTAATTTTGGAGATATTTTATCTTCAGTTGGGGGATTAGGAATACATTTATATAATTTAATTAATTACCTTTTTGTATCAAAAGGTAATAAAATAGTGAAAAATCTAAAAACGGCTAGTCCTAAAAAAAATAATTATTCTAATCCATCATCTGAAAGTTTTGAATCATCTTCTAATAATTCAGAATCATCTTCAAATAATTCAGAATCATCTTCAAATAATTCAGAATCATCTTCAAATAATTCAGAATCATCTTCAAATAATTCAGAATCATCTTCAAATAATTCAGAATCATCTTTTGATAATACAAATATTTCTAAAATTAATATAAATATTCCAAATAAAAAAGAAATAAAATTATGTAAATTTGGCAAAAAATTTATATTACCATCGGGATTAAAATATGACAAAATTTTTTATGATAAAATAAAAAATTTATAAATAAAACCGTATCAGAAATACTGCATGGGCGATAGGCATAACCATATAAATATAATTTTTTTTTCTATACAAAAATAATTATATATTATTATAATTAATGAATATAATAATAAATAATTATTATGAAAAAATAAAACAATTAAATATAAATATTTATATAGTTGAATTAGAAAAACATCAAAAAATAAATGATTTAAATTCAACAAGATGTGGTAATAATCTTATTTATAAATTACATTCTCTAGATAATTCATATCAAATATTAAATAGTTCAAATATAGAATTTAAACTTGGAATAATGATAAAAAATAAGTTAATATTTAATAATACTATTAAACAATTAAATTTTAAAATAATAAATAATGTAATTAAAATATTTGATAATAATGAATTTAATAAGTTAAGAAATAATCATAGAAAAAATGTAAATAAATCAGGAATTAAATTTTGGAATATTTGGTGGTATTGTTTGCATTATATAAGTTATTTATATCCAGATAAACCAAATAGTTCTGATAAAACACAAATAATTAATTTAGTTAACAAAATGAAAGATGATGGGATTCATTGTGGAAAATGTAAATATCATTTTACTGAATGGTGTAAAAAAAATAATATTATAAAATTTATAAATTGTAAAAATGATTTGATTGAATTTTTTATTAATTTACATAATGATATAAATAAAAGAAATCAAAAAATCATTTATTCACGTTCTAAAGTAGATGAAATTTATAATAATTACAATGATCAATTATTATTAGATTATGGAATAGATATTAAGATATTAATGAGAAATAATACCTTATTTGAATTACCAGTAATTATGAATAGAGATATAAGACAAAAATTATTAAAAGAATTTAATATTGTAAATTTTGCTTAATTATCAATTATTTTTTGTAGAACTTCAGATCCGGACAAAATTCTGTGTTGTAAGTCAGTAAATGTATAAATGATAACCATAATTCATATATAATAGTTTTAGTATATATGAAGTATACTAAAAAATATATAAAAGAAACACAAGTAAATAATTTAACTACTATATCAGACCATAATAAAAATCAAAGTACAGAAGCATTTTTTGATTTTACAGAAACGATTGAATGGGAACTTAAAATAGGTTCAGATTTAGTATCACAACCATTATATGTATGTCATGCTCCGGGAGACCCCGAAAAAATATATATTTTGGAAAAAACTGGATCTATAAAAAAATGTAATTTAGATGGATCCAGTATAGAAACATTTTTTGACTGTGCAGATTATAGTATTATTTTACCTAATGGTAATGAACAAGGATTATTAGGTATGGCATTTCATCCTAATTATGAAAACAACGGTAGACTGTTCATAAATTATAGTCAACAAAATACGGGACATACAATAATAAGAGAATTAAATAAAGAAGTAAATATTGCAACTGTAGGCCCAATATTAATGACCTTATATCAGCCTTATACTAACCATAATAGTGGTGCAATTAGATTCAATCCTAAAGATACAGAGACTGGTAATTATTATTTATATATTACAACTGGAGACGGGGGTTCTGGTGGAGATCCTCATAATTTATCTCAAAATAAAGATAAAATTATGGGTAAATTATTGAGAATTGATATTGGTGATATAGAACTTCCATTTCCGAATAGTTCAGATCAAAATGCAACTATCCCAGATCAATCTCCCAATGGTTCCGGTGTTTTAAGTAGAATGGGATATAAAATTCCTAATGATAATCCATTTATAAATGGATCCGGATCATTAAATGAAATATATGCATATGGTTTACGCAATCCATGGCAATTTACTTTTGATTCCAATGGTGATTTATATTTAGCTGATGTAGGAGAAGCTGCAATGGAAGAAATAGATATTGTACGATATGATAATTTGTCTGGATCAAACTTTGGTTGGAGATGTTACGAAGGTACATCTCCTTTTAATAATAATAATAATGATTGTGTTATATCTACAATAACAATGCCAGTTTATGAATATAGTCATAGTGTAGGATTTTCAATTTGTGGGGGTGAAGTATATGAAGGAAATAATATACCTTCTATGAAAGGTTATTATTTATTTGTTGATACATATACTAATAAAAAATGGAAATGTAAGTGGAACAGAGATGGTGCGATTGGCACCGCAGACGCTTTTTATAGTCATCCAAATAATGAGGAAAACGATATTACAATTAATTTAGATGGACAATTTATAGTTGGATTTGGTAAAGATGCCCAAAATGAACTTTATTATTGTAGTTTATATGGCGGTGTTTATAAAATAATAGGATCTGGATATGGTTCCGGATCTATAAATTTTAATAAAGGATGGCAATTAATTGGTTTACCACTAATTGTTGATAATAATAATTATCAAACATTATTTCCAGATTCAATAGAAGGAACATTATATTCATATGATAGTTCAGGATATAAATTAGAAACAGAATTAATACCTGGTCAAGGTTATTGGTTAAAATTTGATAGTGATAGTGTAGTTTCAATAACTGGACAAATTCTCTCCAATTTAGAGATTGTTTTATCAAAAGGATGGAATCTAATTTCATCATCTACAAATTCAAGTATAAATGATGGTGATAATATAATTATAGAAAATACATTATATAGTTATGGTGAAAATGGTTATGTTCTATCAGAAAATTTAAAATTAGAACCAGGGAAAGGTTATTGGATAAAAACAAATATTGCTGGTACAATTATAATTACAGTTTAAAGTATTATATACTTTTATATTTTACGATATAAAACAAGATGACATAAAATTAGTTTTATTAGTAAAATCAAAAAAATTATTATTATTATTATTTTTATTTGTTTTTATTCCAAATTTATGAAATTCAGCATATTTAATTTTATCATTTGAAATTTTCTTTAATATGTTTTGTACAGCATTTACAAATATATATTCTATATTATAGACGGATGTGTATTGTGAGGATTGCAATGAATTTGAGATTACTGGTGTATTTGAAGAATTATAATTTTTTTTTGCACTTGTTTCATAATATATAAGATTATGTTTATCTGCGTACTCATAAATTTCTTGTTGAGTAATAACATTATTGTTTTGATCATGTTTATTACCTATCAAATAAATTAGTAGGGTATTATCTATTATAAGATTAAGCCATTTATCTAAATTAATAAATGATGATCTATTAGTTAAATCAAATATCAAAAATGCACAAGTGGTATATTTTATGTATGATTTAGTAATAGCCATAAATCGTTCTTGTCCTGCTGTATCCCATATTAGTAATTTAATTTTTTTATCATCAATATTGATTATTTTATTACCAAAATCAACTCCTATTGTACTATGATGATATTCATCATAATTATTGGATACAAACCGATTCAATATTGATGTTTTTCCTATTTTATAATCTCCTAAGAGTATAAATTTAAAAGTATAATCTTCCATTATAAATAAAATATATATTTATAATAAAAGATTATGAATATATATTTTATAAGCGCAGTAAGGTCGAAGTCATTGTAGGTCTTCTGATATATCTAAATAAACTATAAGTTTTTTAGACCATATAAAATATATTTTATATAATTTATATATACTATTAAGATGGATCCAAGTTTAATAAAATCTTATAATATTTTATATACATTGTTTTTAGTTAGTCCTATATTTTGGGGAGTATATGAATTTCGAAAATTTAGAGAGCAATTAAATGATATTTATAAAATTGCTGAAAATATTAATGTTAAATTAGATGATATTAGTAAAAATGATTTAGAAAAATATCCTTTTTTGCAGGATATGAAAGTGTTATTAGATAAAATAAATAAAGTATTTAATCCAAAAAATTGATAAATTATAATTATAATTATAATTAAATTATAATTATAATTTAATTATAAATATTTACATATCGTGGGAGTGCAATTGCTATAATGTCTTCAAACAATTTTAAGTATGTTAGTAAATCTATGGCAGATATTATTGAAAATCTACCATTTGAAGTTTATGATAGTACACATTTTTGGATAATATATATAAAAAAGAAAGAGATGACATTTGATATAGAATGTGATTGTAGAATAGCTGCGATGACATTAAGTTGTTTATGGTATGATGATTTATCATTTTTAATTCATAAAAACCATGATAATGTAGAAATACAAATACCAAGTCATTGTAGTTATATTACAATAAGATTTGATGATGATAAGTATAATCTACATCGATCTTTAAAAGATTTACAAGGCCAGTGGATAGTGTATAATGAGGAAGAATCTATTTATTATGGTTTAGTAACAGAAGGTTTAATATTTATGAGTTTAGATAAGTGGAAAGAGCGATATAAGAAAGATATCATTGAAAGAATAGAAGAGAATAAAGGTAATAAATGTAATTTAGAATATAATTTAATATCATGTCTTCTAAAAATGAATAAGTTTAAAATAAATAATTATACCGCAGAAAAGATGATTCCCGATTTTCATAACAAACGTGTATATTCTTAAATATTTGATTTAAGAATATACACGTTTTGAGCATTAAATATAATCAATATAACTGTTCAATAATATAACTCCAAAGATTGATATAGAGTATACTAAATTTGTTTGAGTATTTTTTATTTGACATACTAACTGTTCATCATTTTGTATTTCATTTTTATTTTTATTTTCATTTTCATTTTGTTTATTATATGTATTAGAAATATAATTACAAGTATACATAATTAGGAATGATATTAAAGATTTCAAAAAACTCCCAAACATAGGATATGTAAATAAATTACCAATTGTGAAATTAAACATAGGAATACATTTGACAGTGTATTCACTGTATAAATAAATTGATAATAACACAATTGCTCTGTTAGATATTTGTAAAATAGGTAATGTTTGAAATGTACATTTTTTGTTAATTTCAAAAATAATAATAATAAACAAAATAAAAACCAGTAAAATAGGTTTTATAAATTTAATACATCCAAAGTAATTTTTAGAAAAATCAGTAATCATAAATAAAAAAAACATTATTATCCAATAATAATTCATATAGGAAGAGTTTTGTTCCATTATATATATATATATAAAAAATTGAATATTAATATTTTAATTATATTTTTTTTTATAAATTAATTAAAATGGATATACCTAGCATAGATACATTACGAAATGATGCAATTTTTTATAACGAACTTAAAGAAAAAAAAGACAAAGATATAAAAAAACAAAGATTAAAATCTATTTTAGAAAAAAGGAAAAATTCTAGAAACCAATGGTCTCTAGAACATAAAGAATCATGGGAGCAATATTTAAAAAACCTAAATATTGCTCATAATAATTATGTAAAAAGTTTACAAAATGAAATAGTCTTTAAAACTAAATTAGTTTTAAAGGAAAATCCAGCAGCTGAAATATTTAAGTTAATTCAACCTCAAATGATTAAATCAGAGTTAGGTAATATTAAGCCAAATGAAATATATAAAGGAATATGGAGAAAGAAAAAAAATGTATATGATAGATATCCACATATAGAAGCAGGTATTGAAAATTCTCCTCTAATAGAAGTGACAAATAATATGAAAAAATATGGTTATATAATAACAGATATTTCAGATTCAGAAAGAAGCGATAATACTGTAATTGAAATAAAATTACAAAATAAAATTGAATATTAATTATTTTATAATAAAAAATGTATATATATACAAAAACAAAAACAAAAATGGTTAATTATAAATTACGTATTAAATCAAATAGAGATGATGTTGCGCAATATTATGTAAACCATTCTCATTTTAATGATGGTGATAGTGGATTAGATTTATTTAATCCACAAGATGTAATTATTAAATGCGGTGAAACAAAATATATTGATTTACAAATTACATGTGAAATGAAAAATAATTTAAATGGTCGTAATTGTTCATATTATCTATATCCTAGATCTAGTATTTCAAAAACACCATTAATCTTAAAAAACTCTGTAGGGATTATTGATGCAGGATATAGAGGTAATATCAAAGCAGCGGTTTATTATGCACCAACACATTCTGATTTAAAGAATATAAATAATGATTCAATGACTTTGGAATATAAAATCAACAAAGGTACTCGATTATTTCAGATTTGTTCTCCTACATTAGAACCATTTTCTTGGGAATTAGTTGATGAATTATCCTCAACTGAAAGAGGAGTTGGTGGTTTTGGATCAACTGGTTATTAATAAACGAAATTAAAATCTTATTATATTTAAAATATATGTCAAAGTTATAAAGTAAATGTTCTGATACATACCTTGTCCCATTCTTCATAAGGTATATTTTTTATATATTCTTTTACTAAAGGATGATTATTTTTTATGGATAAAAATTTAGATATTATTTTATTTAAAAGTTTTTTTCTGCCTTTATTATTATTTTTACCGGATGATTTTACTTTTATTCTATAATCAAATATAGACATTGTAATATAAGGTGCACACATTACCATTGCAAAATCAATATCAATATCTTTATTTAATTTATATAAATATTTATTTTTTGATTTAAAAATTATTCCAATACCCATTTCCATAGTTGCATTTGATAAATAATTTTTTTCATGAACCATTCTAGAACCTTTCCCCATATATTCTCCAGATGGGGCAGATTTTGAAATTTTGTCTGGAAAAGTATAGTATGATTTATTTGCATAATTTTCTACCCAATTCCAGCTTCTATGAACTACAAATTGTCCTGTATTATATATTATTTTTAATGGTATTTCTATTTTATTTGGATTCTTAATAACAGCCCATGGAGATTTATCAAAATCTCCATGAACAATTATATCACTTGGTTCTAAATTATTTAATATAAATTCATTATCGTCTGCATTTTTACCGCACATAATAATATATTCATTAGACATAAACCACCAAAAATCTTCAAATCTCATATATTTACGATTTACTTTTATTTTTTTTATTTGTTGAATTTCTGTACAAATATTAGTATCTATTGCTATCTGTGCTCTTTTTTTTTTCTGTGCTATTAATTTTATATTAGAAAATATATTGGATATATTTGTATATGCTGAATTATTATAGTCAATTATATATTGGTCTAAACTTAAAAATTTATAATTTAATTTAATATCGTTATATTCATTAAATCGATCTTTTAAATATAGTTCAATATTTTTATAAGATATATTATTATGTAATTTTTTATTAATTATATCAATAATTTTTTGAATATTATCTACATTATTTTCTAATATATTTGCAATATTATGTTGTTTTTCTTCTTTTTGTTCTAAATTTTCAATTTGTTGTTTGATATTTTTTATTTTTTTTTCATCTTTAGTTAAATTAGATTTATTTTTTTTAGATATTTTCAAAATTTTTATTTCAGAATTATAACTAAAATATTGTTTCATAGCAATATTTATATTATCAAATTCTAATACATTTTTATTATTTTCTAAAGGAAAACCTGAAAAATTACATTTATCTATTATAAAACCTTTCGCTTGGGTAATATCTTTTGTAAATTCTGGTCCAGAATTTGAAATTATTTCAATAGGATATTGTTCATCAACTGACACTTTATATGTATTTAATTCGTAAGGTCTAACTATATAAATAATCTTATAATCACTATTTGTTATAATAAAATTACCTCTATCATATAATTCAATTATAAAATGTTTATCATTAGAAAATGCAAAATCAAGACTCCGATCTGTCCCATTTTGTTTTATCGGAAATAATCTTCTATCACCTAATTCACGACGTAATTTAGAAACCATACCAGTAGGCATTGATCTAACATTTGTAAAATCATTGATTGTGTGAACTCTAGTTCCCGACTCTAATAATAAATAATATGTCATATTAATATCATTAACTTTATTCTTAAATTTCATTATGATGGTTCTTGTATTATCTTTAGAACCATCATATACTTGTACTAAATATGCACCATCCAGTATGGTATTTAGTGCAGGAACTAAACATGTTATATCTTCCGATGTTAATTTTTGTTTCATTATAATTATATAAAATTAAATTATTTCATTATAAAAAATAATTTAATTCAATTTTATAATTCAATTATTATAAATCCTTGTTTTTTGGATTTTGTGTTTAATAAATATATATACTTATTAAACACTTAAATATTTTTTATATCAATATATTTAGAGGAGAACGTATTTTGATATATTTATATCAAATTAATAAACATAAATTGGATTTATCTAATAATATAAATAAATCGGCGTTTTAGAATTTGTTTTTAATTCTAAGTATTTTTTTTTTAAAAAATTTAAAGTAATGTTCCATTAATTAAATTTAATGGAACCCCCAATTACAAAAAGGGATAAATATTCCGTAGCATTCGGAAATTTATCCAGTGACAGAGGTATAAATTTAATAGATCCTCCAATAAAGTTGGAGGATTATTATTTTTGGTTAAGAGATGATTTAAGAAAAAATCCAGAAGTGCTACAACATCTAAAAAATGAAAATAATTATACAATTGATAAAATGAATGATGTGACAGAATTACAAAATAATATATATAATGAATTAAAATCATTTCTAAAAGAAGACTATGATTCATATCCGTTCCCCCATGGAAAAAATGGATGGAATAGTAAATATTATTATTTTGTAAGAACAATTACAGATGCAAGTTATCCAATTCATTGTAGAATAAACATGTTAACAAAAGAAGAAGAAATTTTATTAAACGAGAATGAATTAGCAGATGGTAAAGAAAATTTTGATTTATCGAATTTTTGTATCACAGATGATCATCTAATAATGAGTTATGGTATAGATGAAACTGGTAATGAGAAATATAAATTAAAAATTATAAATATTGCAACAAAAGAAGAACAGGAACATAATATTCCTGAATTAGTACATTGTAGTTATTTTTGGCACAAAGGTATTATATATTATATAATGGGAAATGAAACAAATAGAATGTCTCAAATTTGGCGATATAATTTTAAAACCAAAGAAAATATTAAATTATATCAAAATGATAATGAATTAGTTGAAGTGAGTTTATCATTATCTAATGATAATAAATATTTTTTTATTTCTGCCGATAGTTTTGATACAAGTGATATATATTATTTTACAGAAAATGATTTATCTATTAAACATTTTACTGATAGAGTTGAAGGCTTACTTTATAATGTTACATATCATGAAAATAGTTTTTTAATAGTAACAAATAAAGATAAATCCAACAATTTTAAAGTTATGCAGGCAAATATATCTAATACAGAAGTAGAACACTGGAAAGAATTTATTTCTTATAATGAATCTATTTATATTGAAGGTTTGCATGAATTAAATAAATATCTGTTAGTACTTTATAAAAAAGATGGAGATAGTTATATCAAAATAATTCCTTATGAAAATTTAATATATAAATTTGATAATAGTCATATTATTGAAATTAACAATGATATAAAAAATATATCATTAGTTAATATTGATATATATGATACAGATATAATTATTTATTCATATAATTCATTAGATACACCATCTACATTATATGAATATAATTTAAAAACAAAAGAAACGAAATTCTTGAGACAAAAACCTATACCTAATTTTGACAAAGAATTGTATAAAACTAAAAGGATTTTTGCGATTAGTCATGATGGTGTAAAAGTTCCAATATCAATTATTTATAAAACTGATATATTTAATAATGATGGTACGAATCCAGTATATTTATATGGTTATGGATCATATGGTCTTACTGAAGAACCTGATTTTAGAACTACAATATTGCCATTATTAAATAGAGGATTTATATATGCAATTGCTCATGTTAGAGGTGGTAGTTTTTTAGGATATAAGTGGTATGAAGATGGTAAAATGGAAAAAAAAATGAATACTTTTTTAGATTTTATTGCATGTGCTGAATATTTAATTCATAATAAATATACAAATAAAGAAGGTATCACAATAGAAGGTAGAAGTGCAGGGGGATTATTAGTAGGTGCAAGTATGGTTATGAGACCAGAATTATTCAGAACTGTAATTGCAGGTGTACCTTTTGTGGATATAATGAATACTATGGTTGATCCAAGTATTCCTTTAACAACACCGGAATGGAAACAATGGGGAAATCCAAATCAGAGAGTACATTTTGATAATATGTTAAAATATTCCCCTTATGATAATATAAAAGAAGATAGATACCCAAATGTATTAGCTCTAGGTGGGTTAAATGATCCAAGAGTTCCATATTGGGAACCTGCAAAGTTTGTAGCTAAATTAAGACATTATAATAAAAATAATAGTTTAATTTTATTAAAAATAGAGATGGAAGAGGGACATTTTGGTGGAATAGATAGATACGAACATCTCAAAGATACTGCATTTTGTCATGCATTCGTATTAAAAACATATAATTTGTTAAAAAATTAAATAAATATTTAACATTTATATATGTTTAATAATAATATATATTTTATCCATAAAATATATATGTTTAGTGAAGATATAAATTTTATGGATACATATGTATCCAGTCAATTAAAAAAGGAAAGAGAAGAAAAACAAAAATTAAAAAATATAATTATAAATACAAAGTTATTAATAATTCTTTTAGAAAACGAAGATCTCTCTAAAGAGAGCAGAGATAAAATCAGTATATTAAATGATTTACTTAATTAAATACTATTTAATATTTCGTCTTTATAATCATCATATTCACCGTTATATTGTTTAATAATTTTATTGTTACATACCCATAAAACGCAATTAGTTTGAGTAATAAGTTCCATATCATGACTAACTATAACAACACCACCATTAAATTTATTTATTGCTTTAATTAAACCATTAATTGATTCTATATCTAAATGATTTGTTGGTTCATCCATAACTAGAATATGTGGTTGTATTATTTGACATGATACTAATACTACTCTAGCTTTTTGACCGCCTGATAATTTATTTATTTGCTTAATATGTGCACTTCCTTCCAATCCAATAGTACCTAACATTTTTCGAAGTTCTTGTTCATGTATATTATCAATTGATTGTAGATATTCAATAGGTGTTTTATTCATTGGAAGTATATCTATAAAATGTTGATTATAATATGCAATTCTTAATTTATTATTTCTATAAACAATTCCAGATTTTGGATTTAAGTTTCCTACCAATAAATTTATAAATGTCGATTTACCAGCACCATTGGGCCCTACAATTGTAATTCTAGATGTTAAATCAATGCCAAAATTAATATCTTGTAAGATAATATTATTATTTTCATAACCGAAACATACATCATTCATAGTTAAAACTGGTGTTGATAAATTATAAATTTCACCAAAATTAATATTTACTATATAATCTTTTTCAGGTTTTATAAGACCTGATTTAGTAATAACTATTTGTATTTCCTTTTTTGCAACACTTTTTTTCTGCATTTCTTTAACTCTTTTTTGTAATTTATTCCATTCTTTTTCATGACTTATTCTTTTTTGTTTTAGTGCTTTAATAAAGTTATAGTAATTTCCTTTATAATTATTAATTTTTAAACTATCAATATGTAGAATATCAGTACATATATCATTTAAGAAATATTGGTTATGACTAACTACTAATAGGGTTTTTTTCCAATTACTTAAATATTCTGTTAACCATATTACAGCATTCAAATCTAAATGATTTGTCGGTTCGTCCAATAATAATAAAGTAGGCTCCATATATAGGGCCTTTGAAATTGCTATTCTCATTCTCCATCCACCAGAAAAATGTTTTGTTGGTCTTTCTTGATCATTTTGATCAAAACCCATACCATATAATATTCTTCTAACTTTTGACTCATCTTTATCAGAGCCAATTGATATTAATTCATCTCTTATTTCATTCATTTCATTTAATATTTCAGGATTATAATCTTCATCAGATTGAATAATATTTTCTATCTTTTTAAGATCATTTTCTAATTTTTTTCTTTTTTTATTTGCATCAAGAACAAAATCAATTACTTTTTTATCAGAAGGAGGAGCTTCTTGTTCAACAATTAATATATCTAAATCTGTATCTACTGGTAAAAGTTTATTAGAAATATGATTTAGAAGAGTTGATTTTCCTTTACCATTTGCTCCAATTAATCCATATCGTCTTGCATATGATATATTTAATGAAGTATCTTCGAATAATTTTTTATTATTTATAGAAATAGAAAATGAATTAATATTAATATTTCTATAATCACCTATCACTTTATCTGTACATATTAACGAAAAATCTTTTATCGTATCTTCTGTTTTTTTAGATTCTAAAATATCATTCGTTTTTGATATTCGTTTATTATTATTTTTCTTAGTCATAAAAGTATATAATTAACATATTATATGCTTTTAAGTTATTGAAATATAAATAACATTATATCAACTTATAAATAATATGAAAGTTAATCGTCTTAAAACTTTTATTTAAAATACTTTTATTTTATTTCATTATAAAAATGTAAATGTTTTTTATATTTTTAAATTTCCCCCCCCCCTGAAATAATTAAAATAAATATTTAATATTTAATATTTATCTATTTATCCCAACTTTATGCTGTAACATTATATTTTAGGGTTATATATATAGATGATATATAGGTAATTAATATTAATTATAATAATATTAGATATTTATTAGATATTTAATAGATAATTTAGGATATTTTAAGATATAAATATATTGATAATTATAATGAAATATGAATGTTATAGGTGTGGATGGACCATATACATAAAAACAAAAATGACAAGTCATTTAGAACGTAAATATACATGTAAAAATACATATAATAATATTAAATTAGTTGATTGTAAAGAATATATTTTGTCTGGTAAAAGTTATGAAGAATACTTAAATGACTTAAAATCAAGTCAAAATGTAGTCAAATCAAGTCAAAATGTAGTCAAATCAAGTCAAAATGTAGTCAAATCAAGTCAAAATGTAGTCAAATCAAGTCAAAATGTAGTCAAATCAAGTCAAAATGTAGTCAAATCCGGGTCAAAAGTAAGTAATATTTTATCTGAAAACAATAAGAAATATAAATGTAATTATTGCGAGAAAGAATATGTTCATAATCAGTCACTTTATAAACATAATAAAAAATGTAAAGAAAAAATAAAAGAAGAAGAAGTAAAAGATTCAATGGATAAATTAGTAAAAATATTAAATAAACAATTAAAAG